CTCGCGCACCACGCACAGCCAGATGATGTCCTCCTCGCCATCGCCGGGCAGGATGGCGATGCTTTCAACCGTGCCGGCGGTGGTCATGCGCGCCCAGCCTGCCACGTTTTGCGCCCGCTCGTAGGTGAGCGCCAACAGGTCGCCGCGCTCGGTGATGATCCAGATCACGGCCTCCGGATTTCGTTGGATGGCTATCTGGCGCATGCCGGCATCGCCGAGGTGCTCGGCGAGCATGCTCAGATCATTGGCCAGGTATCCGTCGCGCTCGAAGCTCCACGCGAATTCCCGCAGCTTGCGGCGGGATTTCTGGATGAACACCACGGAGTCGGAAACCGCGCGGGCCTGCACTGCGGCAGAACCAAACGACGTATTGCGCCGGAGCCGGATTTCATCATCGCCGGGGCGTTGCCCGAGCACCCATTCGCTCGAACTGGTGCCGATCACCAGCAGGTCTTGGGAAACCAGCCATTCCACGCGGCTGCTCTCATCAGTGGCCAGCGTGTATTGCAAAGCCCGATCATCCTCCGCGCCCAGGCGATAATCCCAATAGGCATCCACCGTGCTTCCCCACACCGTGGTGGGCCGGTGGTCGGTGCCACCGAACCACAGGCGGTTGAGATGCAGCGTGACTGCCCGCGGATACCCGCGCACCGCGGAAAACGCCGGTTCCTCCCAGCGGGTCGTCGCCCATGGCCGGTAAAGCGGAGCGGTCACGGTGGCCACGGCATGCGTGCTGTCGGTCACCGCGGTGATCGTGACCAGCCCGGTTTGTGTGGCGCTGTCGGGGATGATCTCAAAAGTGGGAATGGTATTCAGCCCGGTGGCTTCCAGCAGTTTGATCCGTAAAAACGTAGGTTCATCGAAACTTCCGGTGATGATTTGCTGTGTATTGGAAGCCGTGGCGGATATCCCGGTGTAAGTTTCCCACTCCACCAAGTCGCTGGATTGCTCCACAATCAGTTCCAATGTCAGACCGTTGGTGTCCGCAATCGTGACACTCAACGACATGCTGAACGCTCCCAGCACATACACCGGTTCTGAGGTGGTTCCCACCGCGGGCGTGGGAAATAGCAGCATCGTGCTTTTGGGATTCTCCCGCTGGTGCGCGATCACCCAGGTGCTGCCCACGTGGCCGGCTTCAAACAATGCGGCGGTGGATTCCAGAACAATACTTTCACCCACTGCCACAAACTGGTTTGCGGTGCTTGGCGTGGCATCCACTCCCGTGTAAGTCCATGCCTTACTGCCAAAATTCACGTTGTCCGGGGCAATCCCGCTCAGTGCGCCGCTGACCCACGTGGTGCGCACGTAATATCCGCCGTTGTAGCTGATGCGCGTTCCAGCCACATACAGGGTTGCGGAATTGTAAGCCGATGGATTGGATGCCCCAACGGCATCCACCCGCGTGGCCTTGGCATAAAATGGATCGCCGGCAGTGGTGCCGGGGGCGGGTGCAGTCGCAGCCGTATGTGCCTTGATCACCGAGTAATAAGACCCGGTATGCAGCAGAACATCGCTGGCTGAGAAGACTTTTGATGCATATGTTTCCCAATACGTGGCATTGGGCGGCACATGGTTGGTGCAGGCCAGTTTGTTTCTATAAGTTATCCCGTTTCTGGAAGCATACTGATTGGGAACATAGGGCGTGCTGGAATTCCATTCCCCCAAAAACGTGTATGTCGGGGACCAAAAGGTTGGGCTTGTGGCTGGAGTGTCTCCATCAGTCGTTCCCAGTGCCTTGTAAACCACTCCATCGGAAAGGCAGAACTGCCCGGCTGCATAGGTCACGCCCGCATCGTAAGTGTCCACATACACGTTTACCAGCGGCAGGATTCGCGTGCGCGAAGTGTTCGGCCCAAGTGTGGCTGGCCAGTCGAATTTCGCGCGGCCCATCTGCCAGCCATCGGTTGCGGAATTCACCAGCACCTGCGGCGGATGCGACGGATGCGCGAAATACATCACGTCATTCTGCTGGCCGAATTGCACTTGCTCGATTTGCGCCGCCGTAAAAACCGTGTCGAGTTCCAGCGGCGTGGCGGGTGCGCTTTCCACCAGTGCCTTGGTGGCGGCATTCCAGATCCGCAGCTTCTCGTCGGAAAATTCCAGCACGTAGTCGGTGCCATCGCCACCCAGCCACGGGATCAGGCGCACCGCGGTGCTGGCCGTGAGTGCCTCGCCCAGGTATTGCGTGCCGCTCCGCTTGATGGCCCCGCCGTAGATGCTGCCTCGCAGGTTTTCCATCTGGCGGCATCCCATCTGGTATTTGTCCAGATCGATGCGTGGATCCAGCCACGGGCTGATTTCCCCGGCGTTGAATGAAATGCGGCGGTCGATGATTTCAGACATGGATCAGTAATCTTCCAGGCGAAGCGGGTTGCGCTTGAACGGGCGGGTGCGCAGCAGGCGGCTGCGGGATAGCGTTTTCTCCCACTCGGGGACTTCACCCGCGCCGGATTCCATCGAATCGATGTGGCGGGCACGGTGCAGGGCTTTCTCGGCCAGTGCTTCCATCACGGCGCGCATGTCTTGGTTGCCCAGCAGCGGCACGGCGATCTTGGCCGCGAGTTTCAGGGCGATGGCTTCCTGACAGAGCGCGTCCATCTGGCCGATGGGGATGCGCAGCACGTAGCGCAGCTCGACCGTTTCCTCGTTGGTCAGCAGGCGGTCGTTCTCGATGCTGAAATACTGCGCGGAATCCTGCCATGCCTCGCCGTTGATTTCCAGCAGGCGCAGCCAGCCATCGGGCAGGCGGTAAGAATGATTGTAGCCAAAGGGCGGAGCTGTCGCATCCCTCACCAGCGTGGCCCGGCGCACGGCACGGTTCCAGCGGCCCATGCGCAGCACCTCATCGATGGCCGCCTGGGCGAATTGGTTGCACAGCCCGGCGGGCTTGCTGTCCTCATCGGTGATCGAGGAAACCAGCGCGTCACCCAGGTAGGCAAGCGCGGCGTTGGCGAGGTCGGTTAGGGTGGTCATGGGTGGTAAAGCAAACCGGGCGGGAGGCACTCACATGGAGCACCGCCCGCCCGGCAGGGTGTAGCAGGCGGTCAGTCGGTCACAGGCACTTGTAGGCGAGATACACTGTGCAATGGCCCGCCGCGGGTGTCGTCGAGGTGGCGATCTTGAAGCGCACAACTGATGTGTCCGTGCTGTCACCGGTGGCCGCCACTTTCAGCGGGTTCAGCACAGCATCTGGTACGACGGTGCCATGCACGAATTCTTTTTTGCCGAGGGCGAGCACGTCAACGCCGTCTGCATAGCGGTCGGGATCTGTAAGATCACCAATATCCACGGTCAGGGCGGTGGCCCCAAACGCGTCATCCACGACAATGCAGGAAAGTGCGGGTAGCACAATCGCACCGGGCGGGAGTTGGAACGCATTGATCACGGTCCCGGCCACGTCTTCGGCGGTCAGGGCGATGTCGATTGCGGCGATTTTCAAGGGGCCGTCTATGTCACGCTTTTCGAGCGTCACGGCGGCGTAGTTGGTAGCGGCAGCGACCTGCGCTGCATAGGTAACGGATTGGGTAGTTGCGGCCATAATAGTTGGTCTTTCAGTTGATGGTTGAGCCCGCCCGGTTCATCACCGGGCGGGCGGTGGATCATGCATCTTCGTCGCAGGGGATTTCCACGACACCTTCCTCGTCGAGGCGGAGCGCGCCCCAGCCCCATTCCGTGCGCAGTTGCACGTCGTGGCGCTTGGTGGGGAGTTCGTCCACCCATGCTTGTGGATTCTCGGCAAAGCCGAAGATCACCGAATTGCGGGCGAACATGTAGCACTTGCGCACCTTGCTGCCGGCGTCATACGGCAGGAGGCTCGGGGAAACCGCCTTGATGGCCACGCCCATGAAGTTGACCACTTCACCGCTCATCAGGCGTTGCAGCCCGTAATCGGCGTTGGTGAACTTGTCGAGCTTGAGCAAGGCGGCGACCTGGTTGTGCGACAGGATCAGGGTGAGCGGAGATTGGTTCTCCACGTCCTGTCCGGCCACGTCGTTGCTGCCCAAGAGGCGGCACGCTTCGATGAACTTCTCGAAGTTCATGTTCGAGTTGGCCGCGCCGAGGGAAACGCTGATTTGCTGGGAAGCAGGCAGCGCAATCGGGGTGCCGCCGGTCTTGCCGGATGCCACCGATCCGCCGAGCGCATCAATCAGGGTTTTGTCACGGTCACGGCCGGCAGCGGCGAGCTGGAGGCGCATGATTTGCGAGTGAGGCGAGCCGATGGAACCGAGCTGCATGGTTTCGCGGCGGTCCAGAATGTGGGCCGAGTCCTTGAAGTTGACATACAGGTGCCGGAATTCGACATCGATATCGTCCGGGTTGGTGTCACCGAAGCGGGTGGTGATTTGCCGGGCCGTCACGGAAGGCAGCTTCTGGTAGCGCTTGCTTTCGCCGTGGACGATCTCGGTGTTGACGACGCTTTCCAGACGGGTTTCAATCCGCGCCCCTCTTGCGAGGGGCGATCATCAGGCGTTGCAGCCCGTAATCGGCATTGGTGTTTCAATCCGCGCCCCACTTGCGAGGGGCGG